TTCCCCTGGTTCGTGAAGATACTGTGAATGGGTAAAAAAATATTCGCCACCTGTTGGATACTAAATCCCGGCGCCGTATTATTGGGTGTCACTAATCAACAACGCAACCGCACGGAACAATGACTATCACCACGAAAGACCTCGCCAAAGAAATGATCCGAGTAGCCAACCTGTCCGTTGATAACGGAGAAATGACGCGACGCGAGGCAGCCGACGTACTCGAAGCAGGATCGAAACTGTTCGGCAACAATGCACACTATCGGCACATGATTCTTGACGAAGCAGACGCACTACGCTTGAGCAACTAACCAACACCAGCCGCCCCGTAAGGCCCTGTGTTGCCCTCTGCCGCACGATCTATTGAGACCGGTATACTGACAGTAAGTAGTAACGGTAGGACGATCTGACGCATCCTGTGAACTTTCTCGCGTTGCGCAATGGATTGAGGGATTGATGGCAACCCCCTCCCCATTTTCTTTCCGCTCGCGAGCCAGAGACGCCCGGATTTTTCCTTTTTCCCTCCCCGAAGGGGGGTGCGGGGGGTGAATTTTCCGTGAGTAAGGGGATAACCCACTCTGAATATGCGCGTGATATTCACATTTTGAGCTTTTTTTCCCGAGGGGTGTGAAAATTGTGTTAATTACAGCAGGTTCACGCAATCTTCGAGTTCCCGGTTAGTCAAATCTTCACATTTCCTATTTGTAACGCCACTGGTGAGCGACGTTTTGTGCTATTTAGGTTCCAGTTTTATTATGAACTGTTTGTGAAAGAAGATCGGCCCCCTTCCTGCAATTTAGAATGATAGCCTTATGGCTACCGCATCAAACATTAACCAGGGCGTCTAGAACCTGGGCCGTGGCTGGGATGGTTGCGGGGTAGGCTCGAAATTGCAAGGGCCAATGCGCTCATCGCATTACAACCGCCATGTCTCACGGACTTATCTCTACCCGATCCAACGACCTTGTGAGCCGAAGTATGACGGTGTTCCGTGAGAACCGCACCTGCTGGTACAGGAATTATACGTGGGGCGTGGGCCCTATGTGAGATGACTATCGACGCCGGAGCTTAGCCGTTCTCTGTGTCATCTTTTTGTTCAGGTATCGTAGATATTCCTGCTCATCCTCAATGGCAGCTCGCCTGGCATCAGCCATCTTGCGTTCCGTCTGCCTCTGGAGAGTCTCCTCTACCGGCTCTCGCCTTACATATACCCTATGAACTTTCATCCTTCCTATTTGTAACGCCGCCGGAGCCGCGCTCGTCTTTTGACGTGGCTACAATATAGGGTATTGTGAAGTTCCTGTCAAGTGCCTTGATTTCTATTTTTCGCTGATTTTGGCACTAATAAAAAAGAGAGGAGCTTCGCCCACTACGAAGAAACCCCTCTCTTTTTATTTATCAGACGTTACCCCACAGAGCAGGGTCCCCACCCTGTTTTTGTTTCTGTGGATACTGGTATAATGCGGCCCTGGTACTACTGTTCCAGGCTCATGGCTTCTTCATTGTTTCTTTGTTTCCGTAGCTGGCGAGCCTTCCGCGTGCAGCTTGTAGGATGTCGCCGCAGTGGCGCGTCACCACATCCAGGTATGAGTCCGATGCCGTCATGCCTTCCTGCTGGTCATTCAGGCACGTGAGCACGATCCACGTTGCTATCTGCAGCTTCTCCTTCTGCGTGCAGTTTTCAATAATCCTGCCCACCTCATTAAACGTTACCTGCTCCATGATTGTCCTCCTTGTTTGACCTGAAAACATATCTACCTGCCTCATTTCTCGGCCTCCTTTTCGGCCATCATTCCCCTGAGGATAAGGCAGTAGCCGATGATGTCGTTAACTGCATCCTCTGCAGACTCGTTCGCCACAGACAGCGTGCCGGATCGCATAAATGATCTGATGCGCTGGAGCTTATCCTGCAGCCGAATCATCAATCCAACCTCCGGCTGGACCCCTTCGAGTGTGGATAGGCGAAAATTTGCAAACGGGTCGTCAGAGCTGGCGGTATAGTCTGCATTTTTGGCCTCTACTAGGCGGCGAACCTCAGAAAAGGTCGCATCTATTAGGTCGAAGTACTCTTTTTTGGTCATTTTTTGTGCTTTTGCGTAAGTTTTGACGACTTAGAGACACCTTTACAATCGTGTTTGTATACAATCGTGTTTGTAGTGTAGGTGGTTGCTTTTGTGTAGCGCTATTTCATCGCGTTAGCGTCTAATTGAAAAGTTTTCTCCGTCTATTTGAAGAAATAAGCATCATTTTGTGTGCTTTTTCGTCATTTTTGACGCTTTCGCGTCAGTTTTTGGCGTCTTGCAGGTTCTCGCCCCGTAGTTTCCGGATAGGCAAAAAGTTGTTACACTCGCCTACTTCATTAGGACGGAAGTACGAGTACGATTGCCGCTCACTTGGCTTTGCCTCATGGCGATAGCACTCCTTCGCTAAGTGGCACTCGTGATTGAGGCACATAGATATATCTGGCATGGCCTTCTCCTTGGTTTTGACGCTTTCGCGTCAGTTTTGGGTCTCTTGCTGTTTGCGCGACACCATGCTGCGCAGTCCGCTCATTATTTTCCTCAAAAGCCTTTTTTTGAGCAATTTTGCCCTCAATATAAGCCGCTCCTGCTCAAAAGTGGCCATTGGCTCTCCAGAGATGGCAATTTCAAGCTCTGTTAGCCTCGGCGGCTTAGTCTTTCTTTGCATTTCTCGAATCCCTCCATATTTCCATTGACCTAACCAGTGCTCTAATTTCCGGCGGAGTATGCTTTTTGCTGTATGTGTTTTTAACTGAAGGGGCGGACCAGGCACTCGGCCACCACCAAGACTCTTCTTTATTAGTCATTGTCAAGGCCCTCCCGATTAAAAATTTTCGATATTTGCTCGTAAAATGTCTCTGCATCTGCCTGCAACTCCTCAATCGCGTCTTCCACGGAGTTGCAGACACCTTCTGTTATTGCGCTGTAAAAAATAGATAGCGCGGCTATTGCAGCGGCAATGTCGGCGGTTTCCTCGACGATTGCTCCTATCGAGCTTCCGCAAAGAGCAGAAACTGTTATCGCAACTTCCATGGCATCTATTTCCCGGTCGCCCTTATCTAGGCTTTTCATCGCGGAGTCAGCCGCACTAAATGCCCGATCCATGCCAGCAGGACCTACTAGATTTGATATTTGCTTCAGTGTATTCATAGGGGTACCCATAAACAACCAAGAGGGGAGGCATCGCCCCCCCTCTGTGGTGTTTTTCTGATTAAAATGGCAGGTCGTCCTGAACGGTAGCAGAGATTACTGGCCGCGGCGCCGCAGCCGTGTTATCTTCTGGCTGGCGTGGGCCAAAATCGACTGCAAAAGCCTTTACACCGATCTTGTTTACCTTGACCCCGTCTTTATTGGTATAAGAATCGTCCGTGAGGCGACCGTTTATAACAACATAAGAGCCCTTTTTGAGGTACTGGCCGCAAAGCTCAGCTGTTTTGCCCCAGACAGAGGTGCGCATCCATACAGTCTGGTCTTTTCCAGCGTCCACGGCTACGTTTAATGTTGTTACGGCGTCTCCGCTGTTCGTCTGACGAAGTTCAGGGTCTGCGCCGAGGCGACCACTAAAGGTGACGTTGTTAATCATTGTGTGCGCTCTCCAGCGCTGTGTTTGTGATTACGCATTTCAATACAAAAAATTAGCGCAATAAGTTTCTATATTTGCATGAAGTATTAATGAAGAAAAGTGCTAAAAATAAATTTCAGGGTACTTGACAAGTTGTTTTTTGTTGTTTATATTCCCGCCACGTGGAATAATATGCCTAAGTACGCTTTATGGGAGCCAAAAGGGGACTCAAAACATACGCAGAGCTTACGCCGCAGCAAAGAGAGTTTGTTGATGGCGTTGTGGAGCGAGGACTGACAAACGTTGCGGCATACGAAGAGGCTGGGTATTATGTAGGACCCAGCAGGAATGCCGTGCACCAGGGGGCACATAAAATTAGGTATAATAAGCACGTAGACCATGTTATACGGGAGCGCCTGAATAAGATGGTAATGTCAAAAGAAGAGGCGCTTGCCAGGCAGACGGCGGCTGGGCGCTTTGACATTGGCGACGCTCTTGAGGTGGAGGCACTTGTTTGCCCACATTGTGATGGGGAGATCCATGAGGAGGGGTATGCCAGGATCAATGTGAAGAAATTAAAGGAGATGGGCCTGTCCCACCAGATCAAGAAGATTAGCACAGACCGCAACGGGAACCAAATAATCGAGTTCCGTGACGTTGACCAGGCTCAGGATAGAATACTCCGTGCCGCCGGAGCCTACCAAACGCAGGCGGAGAAGGAAGTTGGAGGTCTTGCGTCGCTTATGTCAAAGGCCCTTGAAATGAGGCAGAACGCCTAGAGATTTTTGACAGACCTAGAGAACATAGCCGATACAGACCTTGCTGTTTTGGCAGAACGACTAGCCGACCCCGTTTTCTTTGCAGAAAACGTCATCGGGGTGTCGCCCTGGTCCAAGCAGCGCGAGCTTCTTTATGCGGTAAGAGACCACGATCGCGTCGCAGTTAGATCTGGGCACAAAGTTAGTAAGTCGCACTCAGCAGCAATACTTGCTCTGTGGTGGGCTATTACTATGCCTGATGCCCGTGTTCCACTGACGTCATCCTCGTTCCAGCAGGTCGTTAAGATTCTATGGCGCGAGATTTCGTCAATGTACAGAAAGGCTGATTTGCAAATACCTTTAGGCGGACAGCTTTACAGGGACCCGTCTAGCGGCCTTGTATTTCCAAACGGCAACGAGATATTCGGTTTCTCAACCGACCAGCCAGAACGCGCCGCTGGTATCTCGGGTGAGAACCTGCTTTATATTATTGACGAGGCCTCAGGTGTTGATGAGGCTGTTTTTGAGGCCATGGAGGGAAACATGGCTGCTGGCGCAAAGATGGTTTTGTTTAGCAACCCCACGAGAATGGTGGGGACGTTCTTTGATGCTTTTCACACGAAAAGTCAGTACTGGAAGTGTATTCATATCTCCAGTCAGCACAGTCCAAATGTGACTGGCGAACGGGAGATAAAAGGTCTTGCTGGCCCCAAGTGGATAGAAGAGAAAAAGGAGGAGTGGGGAGAATCTTCGCCGATGTTCCAGGTCCGCGTTGAGGGCAACTTTCCTGGTCAGGGCGACAACAGCATTATTGGACTGTCGCTTGCCACGCAGGCGCAGGACCGCTGGAAGAATGCAACCACAGAGGGGCAGTTGCGCATTGGCATTGACCCAGCGCGGTACGGAGAAGACGAGACTG